CGCGGCAGGTTGCTTTGGCGCGGCAGAACTGGCAATGATCACCAGGTAAAAACTCCCCCGATCCAGACCATGCTTTCTTGGCTTTGGGTTTTACGTAGAAAACGGCCCAGTCGACCAGCTTAGCAATGGTAGTCCTGTCAGTTGATATGCTGTCCAGGCGAGGCTGGTGGATCGTGTAGGATACTTCTTTAATATCCGGATATGTTTCTTTAAATTTTGCCCATGCTCCGAGAGCGTAAAGTCTAAGCTGGGCGTTGTCCTGCGCAGACACGGGTATTCCTTTACCGAACTTGAGGTCGATGACACGAATGGCGTGCTTAGAAAGTATAACCACATCGGCTGTACCAAAGCCATCAGGAACCCAGTCAGAGAAGTCCACACGCTGTTCAAAAAGCGGGGTATCACCTTCACCGATTTGAGAGCGGACATATAGAACGTAATTATCAACGTTAGCCTCGAAATCGTCGTTGTAGTAGGGTGTGTTTTTAATGATGTCATATTCTTTTTCATACTCCTCAATTCCTATTTGTCCGTAGTAATGGCGCAACTTAACTTCAGCCAGTGAGTGGGCCATGGTACCTTCTTGACTGAAGTCAAATGCACCTTGCTTTCTTTTTTGCTCTGGCAACGTACTTTCAAGTCTTGCGCTAGGCGTACACGTTAACCACCGTTTTGCACCTGAGGCCGATAATAATGCGTGTGCTGTCACTTTAATTCTCCATTGTATTTATTCAAATACATTATAGCAGATTGTAATAGATTTGTTGAATCATTAAACTGCCCTAATCCAAAATTACATTTTGCACACAAAATGGCTCTAACTTTTTTAGTATCGTGGCAATGATCGACACAAGTGTTTTTTCCATGGTCTAGGTCATTTTGACAAATAGCACATTTATTATTTTGATCTTGTTTCATTTGATCAAATTGCTCTTGTGTTATTCCATAAAGCCGTTTTCTTTCTATTGCTACTAATTTTTTACGAAGAGAATCCCCGTGAATAGCTAATCTTTTTGCTTTTTGTATTTTGGAATCTTCTGCCGAACATATTCTACAGCGAGACCTTATTTTTGATTTTTTACTGGAGTCTACCCCAAAATCAGATAACGGCTTTTCGGTACAACATTTTTGGCACTTCTTCATTGATACTCCTATAAGTAATTGGTGGACTAGCCGGTGTATAGGCACCGGCAGAGGAGCTACCTCGTTCGCCCTTTGATATTATACTATTGTTTTAACGCTTGTATTAACTCGGAAATCTCTTTGTTAAAATCTATTTTTACTTCTACTGCAGCATTTATTTTTTGATCCCGGGTCTCTTTATATTCCTCGGGGTATTGTCCGCGCAAACAAATTTCTGCAATCCGTGAATTAAATGCTTTGTTTTCAATGTTTGCAAGCATCATGTTTTCCCAGTATGCCTGACCATACGTTGTTGCCATTGCCATAGTCTCAGCAAAAAATGGATCTTCTTTTTTCCATTTTGCTGCTGTATCTTTACTTATGCCGATTGCGGCAAACATGTTCTTTTGGCTGCTTCCTTCTTTTCCAAGATTAAGCACCATTTCAGCCATTTCTTCTGTAAATATTTTTTTTGGTAGTTTATTATTTGCCACACTTCCACCTTTTCAAAGCTGCTGCTTTACGTGTTGGTTTACCACTCTCGTCTTTCATTGGGCCCTTGACGCCGCTCATACGTGCGCAGAACGAGTCTTTACGAGCGCCACCTTCAGGCTGTGGTGCCTTGAGATTGCTGCCTGTGGCTGCGTTGTATTTGGCACGGCCCTTAGCTGTTAGTCCAGCGCCTTGCGAGGCTGGTAGCTTCTCACCGCGACCGATAGCAAGGGATGGTGTCTTTTTAGTTGCCATTACTTCTTAACCTTACCACCACGCTTGTATGTTTCGTCAAACGGAGCCATGGTCGAACCACCGGGTTGTGTTCTTTTTTTACCTTTATCCGTGGCTCTATCGTACTGTTCTGAAGCCTTATCAAGCTCTGGTTTGAACGCTTTTGCTTGGTCTTCTAATTGTTTTTTAACAGAAGTCATTTGCGAATTAGCATATTTTGGCGATCTATCAACACGCACTGATCCGCCGTCAGCCATTTTAGGCATCTTTTTAAAGTCTTTCATTTCTTTGCCTTCCCACCTTTTTTAAGGAGCTCTAAGTTGCCACGGGATTTCGTTGAAGGTTTAGTTTCCATTACGGTTGGAGAGCTTCCTTTGTTGCCCTGTCTTAAATTTGGCATTTCAACCGGTGGGTTTCTTAAAGTTTCTTTACCGTCAACAATCATTGTTCTTGGCTTGGACGAACCGACACGACTTGGCATTTCAACTGGTGTGCGACCACCTTCGTTCATTTTCTTAATCCTGCCGCCACGTTTGTATGGCTTATCTAAACCCTTCATGCCGCTCATGTCGCCGCCACCTGCACTGCCACCTGACGCGGGTCTCCTATAATTACCTGTTTCTGGTTTTCCGCCGATGTTTCCCATAGAACCTGTCATATCAACAGGGCCTAATGTTTTTTGTGGTTTTTCTTTAGACTCTTTTAACCTGCTCAAAAGCCCCCTAGAATCGCCGCTAAGATCTGGCCTAGCGGGCTTTACGTATTTTTTAGTTTCTGTGTCAACACTTCCACCGTCAGCCATCTTAGGCATCTTCTTAAAGTCTTTCATTTCTTTACCTTTGCAGTCTTGGCTGACTCTTTAAATTGTTTAGCTGTGGGTGCACCGGCAGTGCCAACTTTTCTCATTTTTTCGCCGCTGCCGGCCTTGATGCGTTCTTGTTTAGCGTGAATGTTTGCGTATAAACCTGGTTTAGCTGCCATGTGTTTTCCTAAATATTGTATTGCGTTCTCAAGTATATCAATCTTATCTTTGCAGTTTCCTAACAAAAAATTACAAGAATTGCAAAGTATTTCCCTAACTTTCCCTGTAGTGTGGCAATGATCTATATTTATTTGCCCTACTATTTTTTTGTTACATATCGCACAACAACCGTTTTGTTGCTGCAGCATTTGTTCTTTATTTTGTAATGTAATACCGTATTTATTAAGTCTATATTGTTTAACTTTATCAGGATTTTTAAGTTTCCAAAGTTTAACTTTTTTACGATTTTTATCTTTATTAGTTTCGTTGTATTCTTTTTGTTTTTTGTTAATTTGTAATTTATTTTCTTGGTAATACTTTGCTTTGCTTGTTTTTAAACAGGCTTTGCAGTGCGCTGTGTGTCCAACTTTTCTAGACTTTTGTTTGTTAAAATTTAATACTGGTTGTTCCGTTCTGCATTTTGTGCATATCGGCATATTTTACCCCTTAATGGTTATTGGTGGACTAGCCAGCGATTAAGGCGCTGGCAGGGGAGCTACCCTTTTTGTCCGGTGATGCTTAAAATATTACTGTTGTTCCTGTAATGCGTTTTGCCACTTTAACCAATTCGTTATGGTTGGCTTCGCTTACAAACTTATTAATTTCTAATGCCTTGTCGATAATTTCATGTACTGTTGGAAATTTGGGCATTAAATCCGCTGCATCTTTAGAAGTTTTATCTAATGTTTTCCAAACTTCTAAATTGGCTTTATATTGCTGGTCTAAAATGTCTTTGGCTGAGTTAAAAATGTTGAATCTTAGCTCGTACGGGCTGGTCATGGTAAATCTCCTGTGTGATGTGTGTAAATGGGTGGTCGGAGCGTCTCACGACGAGTCCTACTGTCCCTATATACACTAATGCAAAAACAGGCTAGATTCCGCCCTTTTTATTCGCCAGGGATGATAATTTTCTTAACTGGCTTTTCTTTGGGCTTTTGCTGCTCTTCCATCATTTTACGGAAGGTGGGCATCATTTCATTGACAATCAGCTTGGTCATGGCCTCAGCCTCCAGGCGGTGCTGCATCTCTTGTTCCGCTGTAGTTTTCTTGGTCTTCTTATCGACCTCCTCCGCAATGTTATTGCTAAACTTGCGGTGCTTTAAAAACATGCGAATAAAATTATCTTCACTCATCTTTTTTCTGTATCTCCTCAATCGATTTTAATGTCTCTTGGGCCTTCTCAATCTGTGGACCAGCTTGCATCTGCAGCAGTTGAATAAACGCCACTAGTGATACCGCATTGGTGTGTAGTGGGTTGTTCAGGATATTGAGCAGCGCGTTAATCTCTTTAACTGTCAGCTCTACGGTTACTGCAAAATCATCTATGTTCATTTCTTCTTACCTTTCTTTTTTTCTGTTTTTAAAATAGCACCCATCCATTGCTCTCTTGCTGCTAACTTCTCTGGGTCTGTGCAGTACTGATCGAGTTCAAACTTGCGCTTGTAGGTGTCGTACAGTTTTTCCATGCGGAGCTCAAGCAAACCTCTAATGCCGTCAACGTGGCCGAACGCCTCGTCTACCGTCATTTCTCTAGGGCCATCATAGTAGGCTTCTGCAAACAACTTCAAGTCATCGCAAGTTGCCCACACTGTCATAATCGCTGTCTCTAAATCAAATTCTGTAGTTTTGTTCATTTGATGCCTACCCTTTCTCTGAACTGCCACACAAATGAACTGCCCACAATTTCCAATGCCTCTAAGTATTTTGTTAAATCTCTAATATCTTCTAACTGGTAATCTTTTGGCTTTTTGAGTTTTGTCAGTCTCTCTATCTCTGCCTTGTTAAAATGATACGAATTAATTAGGGCTTCCTCCACAATAGTATCTATAAAACTTTCAGGCACCTCCATCGTTATGGTCATACTTGCATCTCCTTTTTAAACTCCATGCACTGGGATGTTGCTAGGGTTACCTCTGGTTTAAATGGCAGTGCCTCAAATTGTTTTCTCATCTTTTGACACTGTGCTTGCGACATGGATTGCGTGCTTGTCATAAAGTCGCAGTTCATGCCGATGCAGACTACTGATACAAAAATAAATGACATCATTTTTCCTGCTCCCGTTTAGCTAGTTCACGTTCGATATACCACTTCGCCTTCTTTAAATCCTCTATGGCGTCCTTCTTTAAATCACACCGCCATATGTACTTCAATGCGTTGCCTAGGTTAAAACCCATGTGCTCGGTGATCTGTATGCACTCGATGCCGCTGGGATGGTCTGTGTAGTGTTTAGGATGATTGACTGGATCGTTCATCACGCATTCTCCGTATTTCGTTTTTCATAATCTGTGCTTCTTGCTCGGACGCACATACCCACAGGCCAATGAATGGCTGATAATAATTCGTATCAATGTCTTCAACACCAGTGACGATGTCTATGCAACGAGGGCCGTTGCGTTCATGTTCCACAACAAAATACGTCATAGATCTAGCTCCTTTTTGATAAACTCAATACCCTTTGCAAAGTGATACCGCCAATACTTTTCACTAACACCGATGTCATAGTACGAATTGCCGTTGAGAAACGCCTCCAAAACAAACCGCTGCTTTGTTGGCATCTTAGTATCAATTATTTTACGAATATCAATTATATCATCGGCGTCCCAAATAAGCCAGCCCTCTTGCAATAAATGGTATCCGTCTGGCGCGTCGTCCTGCTCCAATGGATCTGGATCTTCGTCTGAAAGACGTGGGGTTACCGCTTTTATTTTATGTATGTTTTTCATATTACTAACGAGTCCAGCAAGGCTTCCTGTATGTTAATTTTTCCTTCTAATACTTTTACAACGTGCTCATCAATACTCTTGGCCACCGTTAGATGGTGTATGATAACCGGCTTTTCTTGCCCTTGGCGGTAAATCCGTGCGTTTGCCTGGATGTAGTTCTCAGAGGACCAGGGGAGGTCGAACCACACGGTTTGTGCTGTGTCTCCAACGTTGCACTGTAGATTAAGGCCGATCCCTCCTGACTGGGGATGGGCAAGGAGCATACGAATCTTGCCATCACGCCACGCCTCAATGTTGTCGTCATCCAGCACCACCGCCTCGGGGAAAGCCAAGCGTAGCTTCTGAAGTGCGTGTTTGAAATGATAGAATACGAGTGTCGGGGAGCTAGATTCCTCCATGATCGACTCAAGACATTCCAACTTAGAACGATGTACTTCGTGTGCTTCTCCTTGTTCGTCGTACACCGAGCCCGATGTGAACTGGAGGAGTTTGCCCGCCAATGTTGCTGCCGTTGGAGCTGTAATCCTTTCCCCCTTGATATCAGCGACCATGTCTTTTTTAAGTTGCTCATACTTACTCCTTACATTCTTGTCAATTTCAATTTTGTGATACAAATTCGTAAGCGCCGGTAAAGTGAGATAATCCTCAGCTTTAAGAGAAAAACATATATCTGAAATTTTATCCGTAATAGCTTCATCGCATCCTTCTTTTAATTTCCAGCTGTACACCACCCGAGTATGTCGGTTCATTTGATCTGGTTGCATGTACTTATCCCTGAACTTAGTGAGGGATGTTTCCAAACGCTGTCCTAAGTCCAATATACCCACCTGTGACCAGAGATCTTGCATGCCTTGAGGGGTGGGTGTACCCGTCAAGATAATGCGCCTAGCGAACGTTTTAAGGTGCTTCTTGAGCGCTTTAAACCGCTTGGTACTGGAATCCTTAAACCGGCTGCTCTCATCTATTACTAAGTTAGTGAACACTAACTTAGGCTGAGCGTCACAAAGCCAGGCTACGTTCTCAAGATTGATTAGGTAGATGTCTGCCTCCGCATTAAGGCCAGATAATCGGGCTT